TTTGAGAGGCTCCCAGTCCAATCCTGTGTCAGTTATTACGTCGTTTGCCATATCTTTTACTTCTTCATTAGGAACTAGTAGATATTTATCACTTACATTACCTACTTCCTTCCATTGTTCTTTTTGCATTGTTTGTACTGAAAATGCATTTGATTGTACGCCACCATAAAATAGTGGTACTTTTCTCACTTGTGTGTACGGATTCATTATAACCCCCTTACGTATGGTTTCTTTATTATATCACATCCTGGAACTTTCTTACCTTCTTTTAAGTCTTTCAGGATTCTGTCTTTGTCTAACTTTTGAGTAACTACTTCAGTATAATATTTTTTAGGTATTCTTTCTTCTTCTATTATTTGAAGAGATGCTCTTTCTACTATCTTAATAGGATTGAAATCGCTATAACTAGGCATAGAATCTGATTCTTCTCTAGCATCTATAACTATTTGCTTAACTCTTCGTCTAGTATATTGCATTTTCTTTATAGCATTATCAATCTTGGCTTTATATTCTGTAGCCATATCTATCTTTTTACTTAAGCTATCATAGAAGAAATGTACTCCATCTTCTTTTCTAGCCATTTCCCAATATAGTTCACCTAGTTTTTCATCTATCTCTTTTTCAGTAAGCTCAAAGCTTTCCTTAGTTAAAGATATATCGCTAGCTATCTCTATAAAGGTTCTTTTTTTATCGCTCATTATATTACTCCTTCACTTATTTTCTCTAATCTAACTCCATTAGGTTTCAGCATTAAAGACATGCTTTCTTTTTCTCTATTTGCTTCTGTTTTTATCATCATAGTTTTGATGCTTCCTTCAGAATCTTTAGTTGCTTTTATTGATAATAATTTAGATGCATTATAAGCTATTCTAAATGAGCCTCTAGCTGAAGCTATATTCATACCTTCTCCAAAAGCTTGTTTAGTTATTTCACTTATAGCTATCACAACTATATTATTCTTTATTGCTAATTCAGTTAAAGAGCCAGCTACTTCTTCCATTTTCATATTCAAGTCTCTATGCTTTGAGAGCATTAAACCCATATGGTCGACTATAACTATTTCAGGTTTTTCATTTAGCATATCTATCCTTCTTTCTAATTCTACAGGATAGCAAGGTGCAAAATCAACAGTTAACCATTTCAAAGAATCACTTAAATTTGTGTTACCAGAAAGTAGATACTGTTTTATTTCATCTTCATTCCAACCTTTTTCTATCTGTATAAATCTTTGAAAGATTTGTCTTGGAGCCATCTCCATTTCTAAGAAATAAGTTGGTCTTTTTAATGCATTAACCCAATTCTGAACTAGCATAGTTTTCATACATTTAGGTGGAGCTTGTATAACAACTACCTCACCAGGATATAGAGGGAAATCCATATCATATAAAGCACCTAAGTTTATAGGCTTTACATCAGAATTTAACCAGTTTATCATAACTTGCTCCATATCAGTAGCATTCATCATAGTCTGAGATTTCTTAGCTTTATATAACTTGCATGTAGATTTGCAATATTTATCCATTACAACATCTTTACATCCATATCTATAGCCTTTACCGTTATGACCTTTATAACAATCAGTAACTATTTTATCCATCTCATTTGCTTTAAAAGGATTTTCATCTGTAGTTACTCTTTTTCTCCAATCTTCCATTATTAACCTAACTACTTTTTCAGGATATCTCCATCTTAACCAGGCAGCTATCCTTAACGCTGTAGCATGCCTACTTCCGTATACTGCACCTTCTAACATTTGAGATATGCAAGGAGCATTAGCAGGGTCAGGATTCATACCTAAATCTTCTTGATATTTAGCTGTCTGCTTTTTAATCTCTCTTTCCATTATATCAAATATTGGCTCGCAATGTAATTTAACTGGTTGCTTATCTCTTCTAGGTTTTTTAGCTAGTTCTTGTATACCGTCAGCATCAAGTTCTTTAAACTCTTCATGAGTTAGATATATTTTCCATAACTTAGATTTAGTATTTAAAGTATTATTAAGTCTAATTATTCTAGTCTTATCTGTAACTGATACGTCAGCATAATTAAATATACCATTTTTCAATAGAGCATCTTTCAATTTAAGATGAAGATTTGTAGAAGGTTGCCATTTAAATGCTTTATCTGGAATACCTACATGAAATCCTCTACCGCTGAAATAAATATTAAAAGGAACTCCTTTACTATATAATATATTCAATAATGCAGATGTCTTGCCTTTAGCTGTAGAAACATCATTACCATCTACGTCTAGAAGAAATTCACTTGGCATATATATAAGTCCATCATAACCAGAAAGTGTTTTATTCTCTTCAACGTATCCCATTACATCTGTGTCATATGAAAATAACGAAACAAATGTATCTTTAGCTAAATATTCCCATTTACCAGATTGGTTAGAGTCCATAAAGTGATGTCGGTTACTAAAACCGAACGCAAATTCTCTTATCATATTGTCTCCTAGGTTAATAAGAGAGCCTCACATATTCCTTTGCCTATAAATACCCCTAGCATTGCCATCGGTATTACATTATAGGACTTATTTACCCTTTCACCGCCAGACTTATTTGTATGCTGTTGCTCCAGGAGGACCAGTTATTGGCTCTCTTATATTATTGTATGTTAATTAAAATACGTCGTCAACAGATTCTGCACTTACAGACTGTTTACGATTATTGATATATCTTTCAGCAGATTGTTTCATTCCTTCAATCTTTTCTGTTGTAATATTATCAATCGCATTTTGGAAAGCAGAAGCAGGTACTACTTTTTGCGCTACTTCAGTATACCCATTTCCATTTTTATAGAAAAGAACTTGAAGATTCTTCCCTGTTAAAGCCATTGGGCTATCATCTATTTTAATAGACTTTTTACCGTCTGACTCATTTTCTTCAAGTATTTCTGGGTTAGAATATCTAAATAGATTAGCTATACTAAATTCTTCGCCATCTTTATTCTTAGTTTCCCATACTCTACACTTTAAGTTATCGGGATAACTCTCAAACCATAAATCATAATACAGAGTTCCATTATAATCACCTTTCTCTGCTTTACTTATAGTTACTGATTGCCATCCTTCTGGATAACTTCCACCACTTGATTCTTTAAGCGTAATCGCCATGTTATTTATCTCCTATTTTAATGTGTTTAAACTCATTGTCTTACCACTTCCAGGCTCACCTATAATTAATATCTTGGCTGAGTCCCATCCGCTTTCTTTTACAGCTTTAAATATAGAGCCATAGTCTTGAGGTATTTCATTGTCTAATAGATTACTTCTATCTTTTGCATGACAATAATGTTCATCACGACCTGTGACCCATACATATTCTCTACTGTCTTTCTTTTTATTGACCTTAGTATATAATACAAAGTCAAACCATTTACCAACATCTATCTTAGTTGAGCCTTCTATGTAAGGCATAACTCTCATTACTCCATTCTCTCTATCTTCTTCATACTTGCAATGACAGTTAACAATTAAGCTTGCTGGTATTTTATTAGTAAACGAAAAGAAATTATCTAATCCATTCTTTAGTTTACCCCATTGCTGTAGTTTCAAAGCATCTGCAGTACCTTTTAATTCTCTAGCGTATTGCTTTGCCATTTCACTACCAGTATCTATAACTAAACAATCGACGCTAGTTCCTTCTTTAGCAACTACTTTCTTTATCTTTTGTTTAATTTTGACACCATCTACATCAACTTCAGTTTCAACATTTTTAACAGACCATATTTGTTTAATAAATTCTCTAAAGCTAGAAAAATCATTAAAGCTTAATGGTTGATATCCAAATTGATTCTTTATTGACTCTTTACTACCAAGGGTTTTATACCCATTCTCTAAATCTACATAGAGTGTTTTCATGTAAGATTTCTCCTATTTTATGTGATTTTTAACGCTTATAAATATACGAATATTCTATGAATTTTCTATGTAATATCTTGCGTGTTTACTACCACTTTTATTGTCTATTAATTCAGTCTTAATATCATAACCTCTATCACGTAAATCTTTAATAATACCACCTAATCTGATAGTATTAAATTTACTAGGAGGATAACAATCAAGTTGTGTTAGCTTGCCTCCATTTAATAGATGTCTTAATATTGTATGAGACTTACTACCTGGCTTAAAGAAACCTACTTTTCTTAAGCTTCCATCTTTATTTACTTTAGCAGGTCGTCCTCTAAACTTAACATTTGGATGTTCTGCTTGTTTACCATAAGTGCCTCTCGGTCTTCCCTTATCTTTTCTTGCTTTCATTTGATTCTCCTTATTGTTTATTATAAGCTACCATTTTCACCTTCTTCTTTTGATTCTTGTGAAATCTTTTTAATGTATTTTGTAAAGGCTTTTTCGAAACTCTCTTCCAAACTGTCTACGACATCACTTGCTGACATGTAATCATCTAAACCGCTTACATATACTTCTATACTATCACTATTATCGCTATAATCCATACAGGGTTTATCATGATATATATTTAAATTATCTAATACATGATGCAATTCTTCAAACATAACATCTTTTATCTCTTGTATAGATATCTCAGCTTTAATTGTATTAGTTTCTACTATCTCTACTTCTATCTTTTTATCATTTAATTCACTCATTATCTTTCTCCTTTTGTTGCTGTTCTTTTAAAATCTTTAAATCAATCTCAGGTATTGTTTCCATACCTAATATTTTATATATCTTATCAAGAGTTTCTTGACCACTGCTACTCATTCTGTCATATTCCCAGCCTAAATCGTCAGCTAAATCCATTAACTTATCAGTCATATCTTGATATTTATGTAATAAAGCATCTTTATCCATCTATCCTCCTTATCAATATCCATTCACCTACATTTATATTTCTCCAGGCTTTAGCCATTGCCTGATAATTATTTAATTCACCATCCTCAAACAAATCTTCATCTAGTATTTCTTCAAATTGCTGGTTAGCAGCGTTTATATATGTATCTAATTCCATCTATTTTTCCTCCTCTACAGGTGTTATTGCAAAAGCTTTCTTAGTTTTTTTATTATATCCAAATAATACTCCAGCACCA